TGATTTGATTGTATCCTACCAGGTCGCATTGCGCCCCCGGAGCCCCGCATCAATATGGACAAAGGTGCTGTAGAGGCCTAAGCCGCCAGTAAAGCAGCCAGCGTGACGCATCTTGTTCAGCCGATTAAACGCCTGCAGCGGACTCATCCCGTCCACCTGGAAATCAATCGCCGAGTTCTTCATGTGGAAGCTCCCAGAGCTGCCGCCTACCGCCTTGTTATAGGCCGGACTGCGCCACAGCGAGGTCAGGCGGATCGGGAGATTTATACTCTCCCGCAGCTGATCGACGACCCAGAGAGGCGGGACCAGATTCTCCCATAACTCCGGATCCTCCGGCAGGCCGTTACGCTCTCCGCTCCTGGTCGCGGCGCCGTAGCGTGTTATCTCTTGAGGCGAGAAGTGCCGCAGCTGCAGACCGGCCAGGAAGGCCTCATACTTCTCCTGGTCAGTCATCCTCTCTCAGCATCGAAGCTATCTGAGTGTGGAGGTTCTTCCGGTCCTGCTCGCACTCCTCCTGGCGGCGCCTCAAGTCGCACAACTCAGCGTCATAACGAGCCTCCACCTTTCCCGTCAGGACATCATTGCGACGATTCAGATAGCCCACCGCAAGCACCAGCGCTCCAATCAGTCCACCGTGCTCCAGCAGCGATATCAGCGAGGGATCCATACCCAGGGGATGCTACCGGCTGACTACGGACTACCCGCCAGACAACGTCAGTGGCTTGCCAGTCAATCCACGCAGGACGATTATCACCCCACCCAGGATCGCCCCCAGGACGTTCCAGTTGTCGTCGATGAAGGCCGACAGCTCCGGGAACTTAGCCGCCGCCACCGAGACCACCGAGGTGACCAGCCCAAGCCAGATCGTCTTGCTCTTGAGAGGTTTCTTCGGCATCACTCAAACAGGTTCAGCAGATTTCCCGCGCTCGCATCCAACTCGCTCTCCACGCTGATCTTCAAACCAGCGCAGCTTGTCATCGCCAGGATCAAACCAGTGGCCACCACCAGCGATCCCCAATCGATCAATCTTTTCATCCCCGATATCTAATCACGCGCTGTCCATCCCCTCATACGTACTCCCACCCCAACACGCTCTCCATTCATTGCTCCACACTCGTACTAACTATGTACAAATCTAACCCCACCACCAGCGAGTAGCGCGCCAGCGATACGCTGCTAGTGAGGACGCCAGGACGAACGGTAAGCCGATCAACCCTCCAGCGACGACCGCTATTACAACGCTCTGCCTCCAATCCAACGCTCTCTTGCTCTCTCCGAATAAGGGTAATCAAACTGTCCAGCCTTAACAATAACTCAAATCCTGACGCTCTTAAAGATAGGTCAGTTCGATACCTAACAGAACACTTCAGCCCTGTTCGCTCCTCTTTAGACGCGGCTCTAATATCATCGTGTCTCCACTCATGTCGATGCCTTCGACACTTCCTATTTATACGTCGATACTCTAACCTAATATCGACATGAGCAATTCATACGAAGTCACAGGCCAACTCAAACTCATCGGCGGAATCCAAACCTTTCCTTCCGGCTTCACCAAACGTGAGGTCATTATCGAAACCAACGAGAAATATCCGCAACTCATCAAGCTGGAGCTGCTCAAAGATCAGACCGACCTCACCAACGGAATGAAACCCCAGGACGCCGTCACAGCCTCATTCAACCTCAGAGGGAACGAACATAACGGAAAAGTCTTCACCAACCTCATCGCCTGGAGAATCAGTAAAGACTCAGCCCAGACCGCAAAGCCCCAAACCCAGAGCCTCAAGGCTTCGTTCGATGCTCCCGCCAGCCAGCCAGCCAAGGCCGTCGAGGAAGAAGAGCCAGACGAAATCCCGTTCTAAACCCTACAGATCCTTCACCAGCTCTCGCAGCCCTCTCACACGCTCAATCACCCCACTCTCCACCCTGGAGCCCTCCAGCTCCCTCTCCAGCTCCTGTAGACTCTCCGCTACCACCACCAGCCGAGCCCGGCGCCGTATCACGCCCATCCACTTCCCAACCTCTACCAGGTCAGCCATCACTCCAGACCCTCCCGCGCCATCACCGCCAGAATGTCCGCCGCGCTATGGACAATGGCCACCTGCCCCTGCCAGTTCCCGTGCATCCCCACCTGCGCCGCCGTCAGCCGCCTCCGGCTCGGAACCTGGGCGCCGTTCTTTACCTCAAATAGCCAGTTCCGGCCCTTAAAGCCCACCACAAGGTCAGGGAAGCCCCGGCCAGCTCCAGAGGCATCAAACACAGTCGCCTCCGGTAACGACGCTCTCAGGGCGTCTACGACCTCCCGGTGGTTCTCGTCAGTACGCTTTGCATACCTCGTCATGTCCACATTATCGCAGACACTGTCACAAAGCCCCCAGATCCTGCCCACGTAGATCCCCAAGTCCCCAGCCAGAAACCCTTAGACCCCTGTATTATAGGGTTTTGTTAGAGGATAGAGGGAACGGTTGGGGACTGTGCGCTCCGGCCCCAGAACAAACCAGGACCGGCTGCGGATTTGTTCTTTTTCGTCAAAACACCTCATTCTCGCCTTCAGGCTGTAATTTCCTGGATCCGGAGCACTGATACTCAGCGAGTTATGGCGCAGAGATATGCTGCAATCATAGGATAACACCCTAAGCCACAGCCGCTTCCGACTTGGAGTCCGCATTATAGGTATTGTGTGAAGTTATGGAATCCTGGGCCCGACAACCAGGGGGGGAGGGGGTCGAACCTGGCCGCGCTCGCCCTTCAAAAACCGGTCACCTACCCATCCAAAAATTCTGCGAAAGCGGCCTTCTCCGGAGGGATCTGCTGTAGCGCATGCTGTAGCATATGCTTTAGCGTATGCCTTAGCATCTGCTGTAGCGTCTGGCAGGAGCGTCCGGCGGCTACGGTTTGAGCGGGTAGAGGTCTTGGGTCAGTTTCTCGACTTGTTTCTGGAGGGATTCGATGTGGAGATTTTGGCGCACATCGTCTGGGAGGGCGCCTAGTTTTCCTACTGGCCAATCGCGGACGAACGCGGCGTGTTTTTCGACATCCCTGGCCATCATCTGGATTTGGAAGTCATTATGTTGGACCTGGGAGGAGAGGTTACTTGCCCACCAGACGATGGCGGCTGCTTGTATTGCGAGGGTGACGAAGAGTTTAGTATTTTGCGATGGGGTTGGCATTTAGGGATGATGCGATGAGGTGTCGATACGGACGTTGTGGGGTATTGTTTTTCGCGGCGAGTTTTTGTGTCAGAAAAAGGTTTCTAAGTTACGGGAGTCGCCAAACAATTGATTTGTAATGAGCACTGAGTTGCTGGCGCCGGGGACACCGGAAGACGACGACAAGTTGGCGAAGGCCATCTATGACAGTGTTGATTTTGTTGCGAAGGAGAACAAGAAGCGTGGGATTACGTCAACGGAGGTAAAGAATCCTGAGCGGGCGTGTGCGATTTTGGCGTTGATATGCCGAGCGGTCCCTGAGCGGACGATTTGCCGGGAGTTGACGACGAGTTTTGATGCGATTCGGGCTATGAAGCGGCGGCACTCGGAGATAGTCCAGGCTACGCGGACGCACCGGAGTTTAAAGGCGACGCAATTACAGCTGAAGGCGGCTGATGCGTTGGAGAAGAAGCTGGACCGCGTCCTGGAGGACGACGAGAAGCTGGACAAGATTTCGGTGAAGGATCTTGCGCTTGGGTTTGGGATAACGACTGACAAGCAGCGCGCCATTCATGGCGAGGGCTCGGTTGTTACCCATGAGCACAAGGTGACACTGGAAGATGCGCGCAAGGCCATTGATGATGCGAGGGCAGAGGTTGCGAAAGCGACAGAGGAGAAGGTCATTGATGTTTGAGCGAGGTGTAATGGCGCAAAGGCGGGCCGGGGAGGTTAAGGGTTTTCCCTTCTCGGTCCGCCGATCATTTTTCCTAAACAGAACGACATGAAAACATTGGGCGACACTAAGAAAAAGAAGGGCTCTACTACGAGCAAGCGAGGGTTATTGATTCAGGCTATCAACCTGCGTCGGGCTACGTTGCACATCCGGGGGACTGCGCCTTTGATCCAGCATTCCTGGAATGAGAAGTCGAAGGAGATGCTGCGAATGACTGCGGCTGAACGGAGGAAAGTCCCCAAGGCTGGGCGCGACCCGGAGGTGGAGGGATTGGCTTCTACGTATTGGTGCGAGGACGGCGGGTATGGGATTCCTGCGATGGCAGTGAAGAGTGCGATGATTGAGGCAGCGCATAAGGACACGGGGCTGGCCAAGACGACGGTGAGGAAGGCTCTTCGTTTCCGCAATGCGGGGTTGATCCCGATGGAGTGTTGCGAGCCGACTTTGCGCGAGGACATTGTTCGGATTGGGGTTAACCAGACAGACATCCGTTACCGACCGGAATTTGCTGAGTGGGGAGCGAAGATTTCGTTTGTATATGATGCTGACTTGCTGACGATTGGGGATGTTGTGAACTTGACTAACCGTGCTGGATTTTCGGTAGGGATTGGCGAGTGGCGTCCGGAGAAGAATGGGGAGAATGGCACCTTTGAGGTGGACCCTGGGCGTGAAACGATTGACGAGCCTGCATCGTGAGCAAGATTGAATCTGTGAAGTGGGCCGGAGGCGCCCGATTCAAGGTGGACGCGGATGTAGCGCTTGACTGCCTTGAGAAGGTCCGAGAGGACAACGATGGATCCATCACGGCTGACGTTGTTGTTTATGAGGCTGAGAAGGAGCAGTCTCCGATTCACGGGGAGTTTGAGTGGAGTGATTCGATTGCGGCTCATGAGCACAGGAAGTATACTGCTCGGGCGATGATTCGTTCACTTCATGTAGTGCGTGAGGAGGCGCCGAATGTTGAGTCTCGGCAGTATGAGCTACAGGTGACGACGAAGGACAAGGCAATCAAGTCGGGAATTCCGCAGCGGTGTTACCGGACGACTGAGGACATTCTTGCGGATCCGATTGAGCGCGACCGGTTGATTGCGCGAGCGGTTCAGGATCTGGCCACATTCCGGTCGAGGTATGCGGGTCTTTCGGAGTTGGCCGTAGTATTTAGTGCGATAGATGACGTTGCTGCGGCATAATTTTATGGCACGGCCCGGCTTGGTGCGGCCAGTCTGGGCACGGCGCGGCTTGGCAAGGCAGGCGAGGCCCGGCAATGCGGTGCGAGGCAGGGCATGGTCAGGCACGGCAAGGCAGGCAAGGCAGGGCGAGGCGAGGCGAGGCGCGGCCGGGTTGGGCTTGGCGCGGCTTGGCAGGGCAGGCTTGGCAGACATTTTTCCCGGTCCTGGAACGGGCCATGCGCCTTCGGGCGTTAGCAAGCATGAGAAGGCTCGCTGGCAATTGGTTTTGCTACGAGAAGTCCTCATTGGGCCTTCCGGGGCCGGGATCTAATTATGGATAGCGCGGTAGACCATCGTGACCATTTGAAGTTTTTGGGTCACCTCGATGAGAGCGAGAAGGCGGTGTGGCTGGTGGCGCAGATGTTGAGCAAGCGTGGTCACAAGGTGAGTGTCCCTGTGACGACGAAAGCGGAGACCTATGGTGAGTGGAAGGATCACGCGGATGACGGCGATTTATTTATTGAGCGGCCAGCGTTGCGTGTTGAGGTAAAGCGGCGTGGATTCGATTTTACGGGCGCAGGCGACTGGCCGTATCCGGACTTCATGGTTTGCGCGCAGCACTCCTGGGACCGGGCCAATCCGAAGCCGTATTTGTATATAATCCTCTCCAGGTCGGGGACGCATGCGGCGAGTGTTTTTGGGAGCAGCAGTTCGTCCTGGAACGTCGAGAAGCGAACTGACAGCCGGTATGAGAATGTTCGACAGCCTCTTTATTTTTGTCCGCTGGACAAGGTGAGTTTTTTCAGGGTGCCGACTGGGACGGCCCCCGCAGTGTGAAGTGTTAATATTACCGGACGATGGCGGGGCGTAGCGCGACAAGTGACGAGATCAAGAAGGCTTGCGATGCGTTCTTTGAAAGGCGCGGGGAGAAGAAGCGGGGGTTTCGGGAGATGGTGAACCATGATGCGCGGGATGCGGTGAGGAAGCGGCGGCTCCGGAAAGAGACCTTGGCGGAAAAAGTTGCGCGAGAGATTGAAGAAAACTCAAAAGAATGACTGTTAACTTTGTCAGCCCAGACAGGCAGCGGGAGAGAACTGTTTACTGTGTTGGCCGCGAGCCGGTTGTTGGCGAGCATGTTACGTTGCACTGGGAAGAGCGTGAAGAAGGGGAAGAGCTGGGCCGGATGAAAGGCTTCCGGGGCGAAGTAGAGAAAGTGATATGGGATTACGGGGAGAAGACGAACGAGCAGCGGTGCATGATTCTGCTGAAGTAGACGACGTTGCGGGGATTCCGAGGGAGCTTCTGTCGGAAGAGGCTTTGGTCTTGGACGGGCTTGACGAAGCGATTGTCGGGTACACCGATCCCGGCATCCTGGTCTACAGCTACAACAAGCTGGTGGCCCATTTTGTTGAAGGCGGAATGAGTCGCAACGAAGCCTACGAGTGGATTGATTTCAACATTCTCGGCTTACAGGGCAACGGAGACGGGTTTGCTATGCTTTACGAATGCTGACCTGGCAGGAACATCCGGTATTGAAGCCGCCGACTCCCGAGGAGCTGGCGATGATGGAGCCGCAGCAGGTATTGGAGCTGCACACCAGCTTTCACGCCGCGTTACGCAACGCCGCCGAGGATCCGCTGAACTGTGGGTTCAAGATGCCGCATTGGGAGAAGGCTGACGCGCTGGTGACCGGCGAGGACGCGACGAACGAGTTGCTTATTCTTGGCGGCAACCGGAGCGGGAAGACTATTTACGGCGCGCAGAGTGTGATCAACGCTGCCCTCAAAAATCCCGGCGCAACTATATTTGTCTTTGCCCAGAATGCGGAGGTGTCTGTTCGCCAGGTGCAGGCGGCTGTCTATGAATGGCTCCCGCCGGAGCTGCGGAAAACGAGTCGGTCGAAGGGGCATTACGTGAGCTACAAGCGGCAGACCGGCTTTGCCGGAAGCTCAATCATCCTGAACGAGTCTCAAATTGTCTTTAAGCATTACAGCCAGTTCCAGCAGGATCAGTCGATCTTAGAGGGCTCGGAATTGGGCAGTTTTGAAGAGAACGATGCGCCAAACTGGGGCGTCTGGCTTGACGAGTATCTGCTGGGTCCGGAGCTG